TTCGCGCCTGTGATAAAACCAGGATATAGAGTGCAAATCTCTACTCTTTATTTCTTATCCTTATAGCTCAACTGGATAGAGCAACAGCCTTCTAAGCTGTAGGTTGCTGGTTCAAGTCCAGCTAAGGATGTATTTTAACCCCTTTATAGGAGAACTAATATGGAATGGACTATGTATATTGTTATTGGGCTTTGTGTATTAACTATTGCATTGCTTGTTATGAATTACTTTAATCAGGTAGAAATTTATAATCTCCGTCAAGTTACTCAGCATAATACCAATAATCTCGACGGTGTTAACAATAGACTTCGGGATAATGAGTATAATAACCGTGATATTAAATATTATATTAATAGTAGACTAAGTAGTGTAGAACATACTCTCAAGCATAATTACTCTAATAATACACAAATTAATGAAATGTTGGATATTCATAATGCACGAATTAATTCCTATCACGAAGATCTAACCCGTAATCACGAAGAACTAATTAGCTATAGGAATGTACTACGCAGACTTGAACCACTTGCACCCCTTGCTGATAAGTTTGATCTCAAAAAGAGAATCAAGGCTACCAAGGAATATCAAGCAGATTTGGTATCTGATCTTAAGGAGACAGAACGTGAACTCAAAGGAATTGCTTGACTTACTGGAAAATGCGATTGACTGTGACCCATCAACTGCAATGCACTCTGGGTACACAGCAAAAGAAATTCACCGTAAGTGTATTGCCCATATTAAATCTTTGGATCAAACCATTAAAAAACTAAAAGAAGAACACAAAAACCAACCTTATAGCTTAGGTTGGGGAAAGGGTAAGGATGAATAAAACTTATGTAGATCCCCCTTCTGGGTGGAGATATGGTTTTCCTAAGTTCTTTATTAATCATCCCAAAGACTTTAATAAGTGGTTGGTGGATAATGGCTATCCACAATCTGAAATTGATCTTTGGCCCAAAGGTGTACCTTGTGGAATGTATATAGTTTCAGATGAAGAAGAACAAAATTTTAATAGTGGTTTGCGTAAATGTGGTCTTTGTGGTTGTTGGGATTGGCCTGTAAACCACCATGACGACTGTTTAATCTGCAATAAAGCACAATATGGAGATGAATAAAATGAAACTAAACCGATTGGCAATGCATCAAGAATGGTTTGATAAAAATGAATTCACTATTTACTTAGAGGCTCGCGCTGTAATGCGTGAGTTACTTGCAATGGCTAAGGAACGAACTAAAGAACGTGATGAAGCTCGTCGTGAAGTATGCTATCAAGCAGCAGAACTAGATATGCTTACTAAAATCTCTATTACACCAGAATCGGTTGCTGAAGAATATAATTGGGATTGTTTTAAGACTTACGTATAGTGAGTCACATGGCTTCGTGGCGGAATCGGCATACGCAGCGGACTTAAAATCCGTAGCCGCAAGGCGTGGGGGTTCAAGTCCCCCCGAAGCTACTAGCCCTTATAGCTCAGCTGGTAGAGCAACCGACTTTTAATCGGTTGGTCGCAGGTTCGATCCCTGCTGGGGGCATTATCTTTTTACATAGGAGTAATATGGAAACTGAATCAAAGGTAGTATCGCGTAAACGCTGCCCCAAGTGTGCAGCACAGGGTAATGACACATCTGGCAATAATCTAGCTGTCTATGATGACGGTCACAGTTACTGTTATGCATGTGAATTTTATATCAAAGGAAACAAGATGGAAGCACCAGTAGTAAATGAAACACCAATTTATACCAGTGAGAAGTTTAGAACAGGTGAGATCCAGAGTCTACCGCATCGACGGATCAACGACAAGACAACCCGCCAGTACGGGTACCAAACAACTAGTACTGGAGCGGAGGTCGAGAATTTTTACAATTCCGCTGGGGAGTTGCAAGCACAGCACATTCGTTATGATGGCAAGAAGTTTGCATGGATTGGCGACACATCGAACCTACAGTTTTTTGGTCAACATCTATTTAACTCATGCGGTAAGCGTATTCTAATTACCGAGGGTGCTATTGACTGTATGACTATGGCTCAGTTGTTTGAGAATAAGTACCCAGTTGTATCTATTCCCAATGGTGTTAATTCTGCAGTCAAGTGTGTCAAGGATAACTATGAATACATCTCATCCTTTGAAACAATCGTCATCTGCTTCGACATGGATGACCCAGGACAAAATGCAGCTAGGGCAGTGGCAGAAATTCTACCCCCAGGTAAAGCAAAGATCATGTCTCTACCACGCAAGGATCCAAATGAGATGCTTGTACATGCCGAGACTGCTCAACTACTTGCAGCGTACTGGAATGCAAAGACATTTTCCCCAGACTCTATCCTACATGTTAGCCAAGTCGTATCTGAGAATGAGAATTCGTCTGTTCAAGTATATGAATACCCCTGGGATTCACTGACTACGTTCATGATTGGTCAGGATTCAGGACGACTGAATCTCTGGACTTCTGCGACGGGTCATGGTAAGTCAACCATTATCCGTGAACTGGTAGTGGATCATCTCAATAATGGTCGTGCTGTTGGTGCTGTATTCCTTGAGGAATCTCCAGAGCAAACTGTTGATGATCTCATCTCACTCAAGATTGGTAAGCCTGTCCGCAAGATCATGTCACAACGACAACTAAATGATCTTCGCAAGAAGAACAACAAGTCTACCGTAGACATGGTGGAAGACAACCTAACGGAAGAAGAATACAATGCAGCAAAAGCAACTATTAGTTGCATGCCTCTTTATCTTTATGATCATATTGGGAATGCTAACATTAACAATATTATCAATCGCCTTGAGTACATGGCTGTTGGTCTTGATTGCAAAGTTATTTTCCTTGACCACATCACTTTGCTTGGTAATATGCTATTGTCTAGTGGTTCTGATTTTGGTAATGATGAGAGACTTGTACTTGACTCGGTAATGAAGAAACTACGAGAACTGGTAGAGCGTACTGGAGTTACCCTCCATGTTATTGCCCATATCAAGAAGACCGACAAGAATGTCGATGAGGGTGATCGAATCAACCTAAACGATCTTCGTGGTTCGGGTTCTCTTGCTCAGATCTCGGACAATGTCTTTGCACTAGAGCGCAATGCACAGCATCCAGATCCCGCAACATGCAACACAACCAATGTACGAGTTCTCAAGAATCGTAAAGGTGGTAAGCGTGGCATTGCAACGGCTTTGTTCTATAATGACCAGACATCCAAGCTTATGGATGTACCATTCGTAGTAACCCCTGAAGGAGAAGTTCTTTATCGTTATGATGCACTTAGTATTTGACATTGAAGCTAACGGTCTTAATGAAGTAGTAGCTGGTAAAAAGGATACTTATTTACCAGAAGCTACTAAGATTTGGTGTATGTCTGTAATGGATATTGACACCAAAGAAATCTTTCTATTTGAACAAGATAACATGGCTGATGGTATAGAAATGCTTCGACACGCAGATCTAATCATTGGTCACAATATCTATGGTTTTGATATTCCACTTATTGAACGACTGTATGGTCCACTTAATAAGAAACCATGGGATCAAGTAATTGACACCCTAATTCTATCTCGTCTAATGTATGGGGATAATCCACCAACCAAGGATCAATCTCACTCATTGATGGCTTGGGGTGAACATCTTGGTGAAGCTAAGGCTGATTATCAAGGTGGTTGGAATCAATATACAGCTGAGATGGGTAAGTATTGTTTACAAGATTCTATTGTAACTGATAAAATCTGGGAACACTTTGGCAAACAAAACTACCTAAGTATGTATAATCGCGCAGCAAGAATGGAACATGTTGTTGCTGATATGATCAAACGTCAGGTTGAAGCTGGTTTTAGTTTTGATATCGACAAAGCTGAACAATTAGAAATGGAATTGTTAATTGAAAAATCACAAATTGAAGACACCATGCGAAAGATCTTCCCAGACAAAGTCATTGTTAGACATTCTGAGAAAACAGGAAAGCGGCTCAAAGACAAGGTCGAGATCTTCAACCCAGGATCAAGGCAGCAAATCGCTGAGCGTCTTGGAGAGAAGTATGGATGGCAACCAAACACCACCGACAAGGGAAACCCCAAGGTGGACCATGAAGTTCTATCTAACCTAAACTACCCCGAAGCCAAGGTTCTATGTAGCTACTTCGATCTCATTAAGCTCATGAGTCAGGTAAGTGATTGGATTTCACGTTCAAAGTCTAGCAGGGATGGAAAAATCCATGCTTTTATAAACACATTGGGTGCTGTGACTGGTCGTATGTCCAGCCGAGAACCCAATATCCAACAGGTTCATTCGGATCCAAGGGCTCGTGCATTGTTCAAGCCACAAAATGGTTGGTCGTTAGTTGGTTCTGACCTCAAGGGTCTGGAGCTAAGAATGCTTGCTCATTACCTTTATCCCCATGACGGAGGTGCGTATGCTAAGGAAGTTTGTGAAGGCGATATTCATACTCACAACCAAAAGGCCATGGAATTGGACTCAAGAAATACCGCTAAGACTGCAATCTATTGCT